TATTTGGCGAAAACTCAAAACCTTTGTCCTGGTTGAAAAATAAAGCCTGGCTATTGGTGTTTGTTCGACGCCCCGATTTCTTTTCAAAATCAGCCCAATGGCTAGATGCGGTTAATAAAATCTGGCTGGACGTTTCCGAATCGTTAATAGTAAAACTTTGAACCCGCCCGTCATAAACTAAAACCGGGTCGCCAATAATCCCGTTGGCAGCATTTAGCACGACCATAAATATTTTTACTTCGCGGTCGATGTAGTTTTGATTTAATAAAATGGCGATAAACTCTTGATTTACACCTGACAAAGTTATGCCCACCGACCCGACTTGCACTTCTGACGTTTCGGTTATATTTGAAATTCCCTTGAGCGCGCTGCTGGATGTGTAAGTATTACCAGCGTAAACTAGGTCGGTTGAATTTTCTGTTAAATAAACTGGCGTACTAAAATCGATGCTCACCAAATGAGCCATATTAAATGAATCTTTGGCCAGTTCTGCGATTACAGCAGAATTTATAACCCGGCTCACGACAAAGCCTCGACAAAATCAACTTCGTATTTAAAGAAATTACCCGCGCCCAGTTTATAACCCTGCACATCATTCGCCAGGCGAACCGTAAACGGCACGTTTGAATAAGTGACTGTATCCGACGTGGTGACAGCTACCACTAGCCCTGGCGTAAAGGTCATTGCACCATTACCAGAGCGGTCGGCGGTCAACATATACACTTTGCTATGCCCTGAGAATTTAACCACGTCACCGGCTTTTAGGGCACCTGTAAGCCCCGCAATTGTGACCGACTTAATGCCCAGGGCGGCCGCTGCACACGTCACCGTGCCACTGGGGTTTCCGCTGCTAGTGCTTATTTCTGTTGGTGTTACCGTGAAAACGCCATGACGGCCATTTTGCGAAACTGTATACGCAAACACCGGGTTAAATTCGCTCCTGGTTAATGGTGGGTAGGTTGCGGTAAAGGTCCACTTTTGACCACCAATCTTGCGGCTTTGCATCCTGCCGCTGACTGTCTCAGAAAATAAAGTCGGGCTTTCAGACTGTAGATTTATCGCGTTAAACTTTGGGCTGGTTGGATAACTCATGCTAGTGCTGGCCTCCCGCGATCGTTAAGAGACTGATTAATAATATTCATTAATGTGGCTCGACGTTTGTTTAACAATTCATCAAACCCGGCGGTGTCATTTGCAGATATGTTTATGGTGAAATTCCCCCCACCCATTTGGTCATTTGGCACGACGTTTGCAGCCTGGTTGGGCACTACTAATTCGGGTCCACGCTCACCAACAATGTATGGTGACCCGGCGCTCATGGGTCCACCATTTGCCCGGAATTGAGTGGAGCGAATCGCTGCAACCTGGGCCATGCCGTTTGCCAGGGCAACCGCTGCAAAACCTAGATTTAACGGGAATGGATTATTTAACGCTTTGGCGACGCCGTTGTATGTGTTGATTATTGCGTCTTTTAATGCAAAGGATTTATTCAAAGCAAACGCGGCTTTGTAATGGCTGCTCAATGATGCAAGCGCCCCCCGCCCTTCGTCGCGTAAATCGTCAGCGTCTTTTCTGCGTGAGGTTTCCAGCATTCGTGACGATTTCCTTTGCATCTCAAACGCTACCCCATACGCTGCGCTTTTATCTGCATTTTCGGCGTCCAAACGATTCCTGTTTAACTCAAGCATTCGTCGGTCATGGTCCAATTGAAATTCAAATTCGCGTGCAAATCTTTCTTTGCCGGTTGTCCCGGTCACATCGACCAAGGTCGTTTCGGTTGTGGTCACATCACCACTCACATTGCTATTAGTTACTTTCGATAACCTAGCTTCCAAATCATCAAGCGTTTTAATCGTGCCAGAAACATCAATTTTTGGCGTTATCGGATTTGTCTCTAAAACGTGCCCGGTCGCTATTAACTCTCTGAGCGTTAATATTGTAAATTCTAGTTCTTTAACTTGTCGGGCTTGTGATGCTATTAAAGGGTCATTTCCTTTGCTGATGTTTTTGAGCATTTCAAGTTGCTCAACGGTGCTAGCAATTGATGCCTCAATTTGTGTGATTGTTTGTTTGTCACCGAACAATTTTTCGTAGACATTTTCGACGCTTCCAATGGCGTTAGAAAAACTGATAATCGAGTTAGTGATTGCACCAAATGCTTTAACAATTGACCGGGCGGCTTTTACAATATTTACGGCAATGTCACGCGAAAACTGAGCAATACCGCCAGAATCGTTAATTTTCATTTCCACAAAATTACGCAAAGCGTCCGTTGCTTCTGTGATTATTGGAGCCAGGGAAGCAACCACCCGGTTAAACACATTCCCCAGGTATGACGTTAAACGCAAAATGGCGTCGTTGGCGTCCTCAACGCCTTGTATAAGCGCGCCACTCATTACTAGGCCCAATCTATCGGCTTCCGCTTTCATTGCTTCCATGGCGGCTTTGCCATCCTGGAGCATGTTAATAACCTTCGCACCCCTGGCACCGAATAGGTCGTAAACAAATGATGCCCGGTCGGTTTTGTTGGTCATTCCTTCCAGGGCGGTTGCCGCCTGGCCCATAACGTCGGAAACGCTCCGGGTCGAACCATCGGCATTTTTGGCTGATATGCCGTACCGCTCAAACGCGTCTTTGGCTTCACCCGTACCGCCAGCCACGTCGCTGATATTAATGGCCAATTTTTGCATGGCCTTATTTAAAGCTTTTGATTCCACGCCACCCAATTCGGCGGCATATTGGAATCGCTGTAACTCTGTGACTGATAGACCAATCGCCCTGGCTGTTTTGGCCAGTTCGTCCGTGGCATCCATCGAGCGTTTAATTAAGAAACCGATCCCCAGGGCACCAGCTGCCAATCCAATGGCGGTTTTCATTGAAAAAGCTGCTTTGGCAATACCACCAAGACCAGCGGTAACAGCCATAAAAGCCCGGCGGGTTTTGTTGACCGCCTTTATCTGAATTTTTATGTCTTTATTTGCCATTTTTCAATTCCAGGTATTTTGCCCAAAGCATTATTTCGTCGGTGGATAAGACCATGATTTCCTCCAAACTCTTGTGAAGGTGTTCGGCCAAAATTAAGGCAAAACGCAAATCATGGTCTTTCGCTATTCCCGTGCTGCATCTTCAAAATCCACATCGTCGCCGCCCATTTCTGAAACCACGCGGCTGATAATGTCCGGATCAATCTGTCTCATTAGTTCGGTTAGGTTAGAGCGAGTAAATAATTTTTTGCCGTCCTGGTCCATGGCTCGCAAAATAAACGTCATGGCGACTGCTTCGGCTTGTTTACCTTCACCATGCAATTTTAAGACTTCGCCCTGGTCTTTAAAATTCATGCTCGGCTTGTAATAAATGACGGTTTCTTTTCCGTCCACTACCCATTCGGGCACATTTGAACTTTGCAATTTACCGCTCATGCGGTCCCTAAATTGCGTCTTTGCGACTTCTAAAATATTGCTCATAAAATTCCCCGATTATTTAAAACCCCCGATAAATTAGCGGCAGACGCATCGGGGAAAACGCTTTTTCAGTCCTAAAACCTAGCCGCTAAACTGGTTAGGAAACGGCGGCCCAGGTTAGAGCGCCCGACCCTGTGAAACTAAACGTCTGTTCGACCATTCCATCAATCGCTGCGGAAACACCAATTTCAGTAACAATGGCGCTTCCCGTCGCAAAATAATCGCCGTTTGCCGATCCTTCTGGGAAAAGATTTAACACCAAGGAAGCTCCAATGGTGACCGCATTTTGCCCGGCATCTCCCTCATCCCAAAACATTTCGCACGAACCAGAAAAAGTCGTTTGCCCTGCTTTGTAGGTTTTGGAAGTATCACCCAGGGTGGTATCCTCAATGGTCCCGGCTGTCTCTGATAATGAATACGACCGTAATTCGCCGATAGTGGTGGACCCGATTTTTACCAGGCCGGCTGTAGCTGCGTGATTAGCCATTAGTTGGCCTCCTTAGTTTTAGTTACTTTCTTTGGTTTTGCGGCCGGCGCTTTATCGCTCCAGCCACGGTTTTTCATCGTTTGAATTTGGCTGGCGTGCGTGTCTACAACCTGGTCATTTTTGTACATCAACATCTGTGGACCTCACTTTTGTTCGGTTTAAATAGCATTAATTGGCCATTTTGTTAGGTTTGAATAGCATTAATTAGCAATAGTATTTGGCGCACCTGGCGCAATTCGATATGCTGCTTTCAAAGTTAACGTCGCCAAAGCGTTTGGTTTATCCTGCTCGGCGCTGTATTCAATTTGCGTATCTTCTAAATAAACATCTAACACTTTGCCATTCAACGTCGTATCTGCTGAAATCGCGGTTTCTATTTCCGCGCAAATTGTATCAATTACATCCTCAACGCCAGCCTTTGCTTTTGCCCTGGCTTCCACTCTTAATTGTAAGTTATGCCAATTTCTTGTTTTGCTGCTCAAATCGTCGTCCACTGTGTCGCGGTCTGCGTATATCGTTAAAGCGGGTAAAACGTCATAGGCAAAAATCGGTCGATCAAAGACCCGGCTGCCGGTTGATGTTAGGCCCGTTAATGTCGTCACCAACTGGGCGCGTATTTGCTGCCGTGCGTGTGGCATTACGTTTGGTCCTCAAGTATTAGCGAGACAATTCCAGTGCCGTCGCGCTGCACTCCCTGGACGTGATAAACCACGCCACCAATTGTCAATGCGTCACCATGGGCAATGCTTGAAACATCGGCTTGGGCGCAAGTAAATACCGGGTGAAAACCCTCAACGCCCTGCACTTCCATAAATGATTCGTCAAAGATTCCATTGATCGTTGTACTTCCCAGGGTCGCGTTAACTGCGAAATCCTCAGTATCAAAAAACGAATCAAAATCTTCGACAAAAGCCATGGGTTATGCCTTTTTCTTTGCTTTCGCGGGTGCTTCGGTGGCTGTATACGCCTCGGCCTTACCCATACGAATTAAAGTTTGCCCGTCCTGGTCGCTGACTTCTGCGACTGAACCAGCCAACAAATCTTTGCCGCTTGCTGCGGTCGTGTTTAAAATCTTAACTTTCATCTTATTCACCTGGTTAAATTATTACCTGGTTAAAAATGGGCGGGT